CATCGCCGCGTGCCTGGACACAGCCCGGGCGGGTGAGATCGTGCTGCTGCCGGAAGCCTGCCTGTCCGGCTACGACGACACCCTGTCTGGCCTGGAGCACCTAGACCCCGGCGCCCTCGCCGCCGCTATCCGGGACATCGTCTCCGAGGAGCTCGCCGGCCGTACCGTTGAGTTCGACCCCCTCGACGAGTTCTGGGCTCGCCGCTGGGCATGGTGCGTCAACGGCTCACACTCCGCCGTCCCGGGGGACGAAGTCAGCGATGCTCTGCCCACGCTGCTGCCCACCTGCGACCGGTTCTACCGGCGGATGTACGCTGAAGCCGCCGTTGACGAGCCAATCTCGACGTGGGACGGGTCAATTTTTGTGTCGCCGAGCAAGAAGCTCGAGCACGGCAAGACCCGTGCCATCTTCGCGTGCGACACAAAATCGTACTTCGCGTTCGAGCACATGCTCGGTCCCGTCTCTGCCGCATGGCAGCACCGGCGGGTCATCCTCGACCCCGGCCGCCTTGGCAACCTTGGCGTCGCACGCACCGTCAATCGCATGCGCGATAACGGCGGCGTGTGCGTGATGATGGACTACGACGACTTCGACTCGCAGCATTCGCTCGAGGCGATGAAGCTCGTGTTCAAGATCACCGGCGAGGCCGTCGGATACCCCCCTCCCCTCCTCTCGAAGCTGGTCGACTCGTTCGACACCACCTACATCCGTACAGCTTCCGGATACCTACCTTCCGCGGGGACACTGATGTCCGGCCACCGCGGCACCACGTACATCAACAGCGTGCTCAACGCCGCGTACGTCCGTGTCGCTCTCGGCCGTAACCGCTATGATGCGCTCGGTGCCATGCACGTCGGTGACGACGTGTTCATCTCCGCGCCCACATACGAGGCAGCCGGCGACCTGCTCGCGGCCACAACTGAGCTCGGCTGCCGACTCAACCCCCTCAAGCAGAGTGTCGGCCAGCACTCTGCCGAATTCCTGCGGATGGCCGTCACCCCCACCGCCGCCTACGGCTACCTCGCCCGCTCCGTCGCTTCGTGCGTGTCTGGCAGCTGGACGACCGATCGTGCGCTCGGGCCCCGCGAGTACCTGACGAGCATCATACGCTCCGTCCACACCCTCGACTCGCGGTCCGGCTCCCGCACGTACGCCGCCCTACTCCGCACCGCCGCGTCGAATGCGACCGGCGTGCGCAGCCG